GATATACGATAGATGATGCAGCATATTTCAAACCAGAACCACCACCCATTTCTTTGGTGGGGAACATTGAACCAACAACATCATATGTATGGTTTGTCACAACCATTGGAACCTTTGCCTTACCAAGTTTCAAAGTCAATACACGAAATGCTGCCTTAAGAACTTGTGCTCGTGTCATATCACGAGTCTCTTTACCTTCACTTGTGTCCTCTACTTCTTTCGTTGTAGACAACATACCAAGTGAGTCAAGACACAACATCATAGGTTTTCTGTCAGTTTCTTTCTGTGCAAGGTATGCGTCCAATACTTTAATTGCCTGTGTACGAAACTCTTGAACAGTTGTCACTGGAAGAATAACCATACGAGCAGGGTCGATACCACGATCAACAACCATCTGTTTTGTGATTGCAGATTCAGATTCAAAGTACAGAACCCCTGCATCTGGATTTGCATCAAGGAATGATTTAACCATACCCATAACAAAGAATGTCTTACCAGTTGCAGATTCCCCTGCCACCGCCGTAATCTTGTTTGATGGAAGTCCACCATAGATACTACCAGACAATAGTGCGTTGAAGATGTAAGAACCTGTATCAATGAAGGAATCTACATCCCCCGCCTCAACACCATCTGATACAAGTGCAGCATATTCATTGCCTGCTGTCTTGGCAATATCTTTAAAAAAGTCCATCAAATATCTCCTTCATCTCTGTTCTCAGAACGAAACGAATCAAACCCATCTGGGTATCGTGCTTCTAGTTTCTCAATATTCATATAAATGATATCTTCGATACTAGTATCTAGTGCGATACAAGCTTGAGAAATGTACCACATGATATCACCTAGTTCACGTTTAAGATGATAAACAGTATGGTCATCCATTGGTTTGCCTTGGAATACACACTTCTTTACAATCTCTGTAAACTCACCACCTTCTGCACAAATACCTAGTGCAGCAGTAATCAGACGCTCTGGCGATACACCAGATGCCTCATCAATAATATCTAGTGCGTCATTAAATGCTTGGGGATCTTTGGATTCGTCACTTGTCACTTCGTCTACGAATCGAACATAATCAAGAAGAAAGGTTTCGTCAGTCATTTTAGTTTCCTATGGTTAATGGTGAATACTACTATATCAGAAGAGTGTACGTTTGTCAAGTTATTTTATAGCGATTGCACCAACAAACATATGATTTCGCCAGAATGGTTGAATCTTATCAACCGAAAATCCAGCAATGGAAAGATTACTAACAATCTCTTTCCATGTATTTGGTTTCATCATGTGACGCAGATTTTTCTCTTTGTCCATAATATCCTCTGTGGTAAAGTTCTGCCTCTTGTAATCATAGTAGTTGAAAGTAATCATCTCTTGAACACGAGGGTCATCTGCAACAGTCTTTTCTGCAAAGATGAATGCACCACCACTATTCAGTCCCTCATAGATTCGCTCCAATACCTCACGCCTGTGTCGTGGTGGCATGAATTGCAATGTAAAGATAGAAGTAACCAAAGAGCAATTATTAAAATTATACTCTCGGATGTCACCTTTGATGAAATCAACATCCACCCAAGGATTATTAGAAGTAATATTGTCATAGCGTTTATCCAAATCTTCATGGAAACCATGAGCAAGTTCAACGCCAACATAATGTGCATTATAACAATGGTCTTGATTTTCCAAAATTAGTGCCTCTGTTAGTTTGCCAGTAGAACAACCAATATCCACAACATCGGTTCCATCCTCTACAAAGTAACGTGAATAGGCAATAACATCCTGTAACAAATTACTATAACCACGAATAGAGTGTTCTATATGGTCATCAAAACCTTCTTCACGGTGTGCAAATGTAAAATCATATTCAGTCATTATGTAACTCCTTGTATGGTTTAAGAACCTTTTCATAAACCGATTCAGCGATTGCCTTCATCATTAATGGTGGAACCATACGTCCGATACGTTCTGCCTTTTGATTCCATTTACCTGTCAGTTTAAAGTCATCAGGCAATGACATAATACGTTTCAATTCACCAAGTGTCAACTTGCGAGGTTCGTTCCAGTGAAACGCACCGGCAGTAGTATCCCCACTACCCATTGCAGTAAGTGTTGGAGCAGGTTGATATTGAGATACACGTTTCAAGTTGAAATGGTGTCCCTTTGGGTGATAGTCTCCCCCTGTCAAAACTTTATCTGGATCAACTGGCATCACACTACCAGTTTGTTTCCAATATGCAGTATTACTAAACTTTTCTGTTAGATAGTCTACTTCTTCTTTGTCATACTCTAAACCAACCAGAGCATCCTTCAATGGGATAGTTGTTCTACTCTCTTCTGGAAATACAGTACCAATAGTCATAAAGTTTAGTCCAACTGCCGAAGACACATCTTCACGAATCGCAATAAAGATTACACGAGTTCGTGTTTGAGATACACCAAAATAACGTGAATCAAGTACTTTGGCAAGAACATCATAACCAATTTGTTCAAATGTATTCTGAATCTTGTTGAAGTATTCTTTCGCCTCACCAATAGTGAGTCCCTTTACATTCTCTGCAATAATAACCTTTGGTTTGATTTCTTCTGCGACACGCAAGAATTCAAAGAATAAGTCTTCAATATTCTCAACCATCTTACCATCAGAGTATTTCTTAGTCTGTCCCCATCCATCAGAGTGTTTACCTTCTTTGGAATGCGACAACTTACCAGCGACTGAGAATGCAGAACAAGGAGGCGAACCATCTAATACGTCAAGTTCACCCACCTTCAAACCAGTAAGTTCTAAGAAGTCTTTACCAGTTAGTTCTTTGATATCGCCAGGCAAGATCGGTGTGTTTGGATAATTTTCTTTGTAAGTATTCTGTGCCTCTTCAACAAACTCATTGACTGCAAGAATCTTACCGCCCGCAAGGCGATACCCTGTAGAAGAACCACCCCCACCCGCAAAGGTAGAGATTACTTTAAACTTCTCCAGTGATTCACTATCATAAACGTCTTGTAATGTGTATGGTATATAACTCATGCAAAAAACCTTTCTATCGTATTTGTATTATTTAGCATATACCAATCTTTACAAATATCCATAATTCGTGTTCGATTCTTGAAGTTAATCTCTTTGTCATCAATCAACGTTTCAAACAAGTCTACTATACCACCATCTATCTGTAAATTCAAGTGATTTTTGACATTTCCTATCTGAGAAAATTGTGGAAAGGCATTCCTTACATGATGCTTTTGGTTTGGTTGGTTGAGTTCTTCCCAACTCTTACTGTAAAAGAATTCTTTTACTTCTGGGGTTAGATATGGTGTTACAAATACTTTGTGGTGCAAGTCTGATACTTTTCTGTGCCACTTGTAACCAGCACACATATCTGGTTCAAAATACTTGTCTCTAAATTCATCAAACAGTTCTTGTGTGTGTTTGTAGTTTAACACCGCCTTTTTACTAATTCCATAGTAACCATCTGCTGCCCAACCAGACAATACATACTTCTGTTTAATTTGTGGATAGACATAGAGGAATGGATAGACACATTCAAAATGTGTTTTCTTTCTACAATCAAGTTCAACTAGTCTGTGGAAGTCTTCTTTAAGGTTTGCAGTTGGAATTGATACTCCAGTAAACTCCCAACCAAATTGTTCGGCAACATCTCTTGCCTTCTGGTAATCATAAGATTCGTGTGTATCTAAATGAAAACTATATGCGTGAACAGTTTTCCCTACATCAGATGCAGCAAATGCTACTGAGAGGGAGTCAACCCCCCCACTCAGCAGCACTGCAACTTCTTGTTCTTGTACTTGTTGTCGTGTGACGTTTCTTAGAATGTCACCTATCATGCAGACATTTTCTCCATATAGTCATCCAAGTTCATTGTTCCCATTTCTGTATTGTAACATGCACGAACCATTGCAAGGTTGCTATAGATTGTGCGTCCACCATTTGCATGTGCAACAATGTGTGCCGCATGGGCATCTTTCCACTTTAATGGTTTACCATCCACTGCACAAACAAAGTTCTGTTCAGCAAGTTTTGCTTCCTTTTCTTGAACACTGAAAGCACGATTGCTATCTTTTGTTTCGATAACATTTTCAAGGTCGCCCATTTCACCAACAAGGTATGCAATTGCAGTTGAAATCTTCTTACCATCCCAAGGTGCAGCAATATATTTTTTGTACATAACTTGGACGGTATAACCAGATGGTTCGTGAATAACTTCTGCAAAATATCCTGCCTTGTTCAACAGAGAAGAGTTTGCACGAGCATATGTTTTGAAGAATTCTTCTGCATCTGGGATATCAAATGAACCATAAGTGTCTGACATGTAGAAATACAAGTATGACAATGCCTTAAAGTCATGTTGAGTTAGTCCAGTTTTGAACTGGTGCTTGCGATACATTGCCATTTTGCGTAAGAAGTCCAAATGTTTCTTTATTTTAGAAACTGGAATATCTTCAAGCGTAAGTTCTGGGTCTTCATACATTGTTTCAATTTCTGCATCTGAAGAACCACCAAGCAACTTTTTGGGGTGTTGGATGTAACGATGTGCAATACGAGCAAACGCATGATCTTGTTTTAGACGATCATTATCAAACGCCAAATATGTATAGTTTGGTTCGCCTCGTACATTCAGATTATACTCAAACAGTGTATTACATTCATTATCAATCTGCTTTACTGTACGAACAGTTTCACGAACAAAGTTTGCAACTGGAATATCTCCATATGAGTTAATCATCTCAATAAAGTTAACATCAGTTGTTTTGTTCAGTGTACGAAAGATGTGTCCTTTTGTAGCAGAATCAAGAGCATTATACACTGTAAATGAAAGTTCAGTGTCCAGAAAAGCATCCTGTTCTTTTTCTGAAAGCTGTGAGAAAAATTTACCACGAACCATAAATGCATCGTTTAGGTATTCCCACAAAGAACGTTTACGGTGTCCACCATCAATAGATTCAAATTCGAACTTTACTTTTGCAGCGGCACGTTTCTGTTTACGATTAAGTGCCATGACTGTAATCGTTCCAATATCATAACCATCTAAAAGAGTTGTAATAATTCCAATGCCTTTTGCATTGTCTTTTGAAAAAACAGGTAGTCGTTGTCCTACTGGTTGACAATCTGTTTTGTGGTACATTACATCACGAAAGTGACGAATAGTTGGGGTTTCTTTTGTATATAACATTGTAAGTGGCCTCCAAGCCTAAAGTGGATACTGGCATTATTGCTCTCATCCAATTCATATTAATACTATAACATAAGGGATTTATATTGTCAACAGAAAAAATCCTCTAATGTTGTTTGTGTGCCATAACTTCTATCAATCTCCCAACCAATCTGGTTCATAATAAAAGTAAGCGGTTCAACAAATGCCTTTTCGAATTGTTTGTCATAGTCCAAGTACTTGTGAATATCAAGTTCAGTTGGAAGTTTTGTGATAAAAGAAATCACATTCGACTGCATTGGATTTGGGGTACGCATGTTCAGAAACTTAATCTTGTCGCCCTCTTGGATTAAGGGATACTTGTTGTTAAGTTTGTTTTGTTTTGTGAAGTGATTGTAAAGGATTGCCCCTTTGACATGCATAGGAGTACCAGATTGGAAAATACTTGCACCACTACTCCACTTGCCAATACCATTCACAGAACGAGGGAATGCAATGTCTTCAGGCGGAAGTTCCATAAACTCTTTACGAAACTCTTGGATGAATTTGTTCACATCCTTTTCAGTTCCAGACATGATAACCTTCAATGCCTGTTTAATCTTCTCACGACATGGTGCAGGGGTAGAGGATTTGACTGCCTCGATACCCATAATCTTGAGAGATGGTTCAGTATAACGAACACCCTCAACATCCCACGCATTTAGAATATAACGTTTCTTTGCCGTCCAGATACCTTTGTCTGCGATTACCTCACGTTTCATCTGCATCTTTTGGGCATAGGCATTCATAGTTTCAGCAAGAACTTGATAAGAGTTATCAATAAAAGGTTCCATCTTCTGTGCAGCCACTCTGTCCAAGAAGTCAACGACTTTCTGGGTGTACTGTACTTCCGATAAATCATTTCGATTCGCAAACGCTCCACTAACGAGTCTGTCAAAAGTGATATATACCGAATCCGTGTCTGACACCAAAACATAGTCAACCGATT